ACCAACGAATAAATGAAGTAGATCAAAAACATGATGATAAACATCACAGTTTAGAACTTGCAGTTGTTGCTATGACTGAAATTAATAAGCAGATGGTTGAAGGTAACAAAGATATTAAAACGGAACTTGTTAAGTTAAATGGCACAATGTCTCAACAAAATGATGAAATCAAAGAAATAAAATATCGAACAGAAAAGAACACAGAAGACATTGAAGAAAATAAAGAAGAATTAAAAGTATACAAAGAAGAAGTTAAGAAAAGGCAAAAGGACAACATCACGCTACTCAAATGGTTTTTTGGGTTATTAATGGGCGGTGGTGGTTTAGTACCATTCATCGGATTGTTCTTTAAATAATAAGGAGGAAGATTAATGAATCATTTCTTAGGTATTAACTGGAAAGTAAGAGCAAGCAATCCACACTTTTGGTTTAAGATATTTTTATCAATTGCGGTTCCGATTGGAACATATTTCGGTGTAACAGGTAAGGACATCACAAGTTGGGGTGTCCTTTTTAATTTGGTTGGTCAAGCAGTATCCAATCCATATGTTATCGCAATGGTAATTGTATCAGTTTATAACTCGATTATAGATGATACCACAAAAGGCATAAAAGATAGTGAACAAGCACAACGATATACAAAACCTAGAAAGTCGGCTAAATGATCAGTCGGCTTTTTATTATGTAAAAATTTAAAGGAGTGTTTTAAATGACTGCATCATTAACAAAAAAAGAATTCTTAAAGTTTTTGAATACAACAATCGGGAAACAATATGATTTCGACGGATATTATGGTTATCAATGTTTTGACTATGCAAATATTGGCTGGAATAAATTATTTGGTCATGGATTAAAAGGCGAAAGTGCAAAAGATATACCTTTTAACGCAGAAAATAAAGCGAATTTTAAAAAGGAAGCAACTATATATGAAAATACACCTTCTTTTAAAGCTCAACCATGTGACCTTGTAGTATTTGATGAAAAATACGGTGAAGGAGACGGTCATGTTGCATGGGTTATCAGTGCAACATTAAATGATATTACCGTGTTAGAACAAAATTGGCAAGGTGGCGGTTGGACTGACGGAATTGAACGTGGTGGTAAAGGTTGGGAAACCGTAACAAAACGTACACACTCTTATGACTTCCCAATGTGGTTTATTCGTCCTAAATTTAAAGCAGAAACAGTAAAAACTGAATCGACTAAAAAAGAGAATACAACTAAGAAAAAAGGTAAAACGTTAAAATATAATCGTGATGAAGTGACAGGTTACAAGTTACCTAAACGTGGTTATAAACCAAAAGGCGTAGTTATTCATAATGATGCTGGTAGTTTATCAGCTATGCAATATCATGACAGTTTAGTAAACGCACCACTAAGTCGATTAGAGAACGGTATAGCACATAGTTACATTAGTAGAAATACAGTGTGGCAAGCATTACCAGAAGGTCGTACAGCATGGCATACAGCCAATAATGACGGTAATACTAATTACTACGGTATAGAAGTGTGTCAATCAATGTCGGCAAGTGATAAAGACTTCTTAGCGAATGAGCAATCAGCCTTACAAGAAGCAGCACGTATGTTGAAGAAATGGGGATTACCAGTAAATAGAAATACAGTAAGATTACACAATGAATTTTCTAGTACAGAATGTCCACATAGATCAATGAAATTACATGCTGGTTACACATCAAGTGACCGTGCCCCACAATCAGTCGTGAATAAAACAAAAGACTACTTTATCAGTCAAATTAAAACTTATTATGACGGAGAAATGCCAAAAGGTAGCACGGTAAAACCTAGTAAACCATCATCTAACACGTCATCAGGTAAGTGGAGTAAAAACCAATATGGCACGTGGTGGATGAAAGAGTCAGCTACATTTACTTGTGGTGGTAGTCCAATATTAGCAAGAATTAATTCTCCATTCTTATCAGCACAGGAAGGTTACTGGTTCCAACCTGGTGGCTATACAGATTATGATGAAGTATGTTTACAAGATGGACATATATGGATCGGCTATACATGGAAAGGCGTGAGATATTACTTACCAATCAGAACTGCAAAAGGTACGCCTCCAGGACATTCAGTAGGTCCATTATGGGGTACAATTAAATAAGTAAATGTGATATAATATAATATGCTATTACTTGGTTACGACTGAACCGTCGTACATTATTAAAACCCTATCTAGCGGAAACTAGGTAGGGTTATTTTTTATGCTTATATATTCATGTAGTAAAACGATTAACTTAATGGTTAGTCCTGTTACTACATATTAGATATTAAAGTTTACCTTCATTGAATCGTTATATATGCGTATGTCTTTAATCAGTATGTGTAGCGAGTTCTTTAATGCCTCGCGGTCATCTACCCAGTCGATATCTTTGAAATTACTTAGGTGCTTTAGCACCACCTCTTTATTAACATCTACTTTAGAATCACGCATCGTTTTTTCAATAAGGCGCTTTTCATCTTCTAATTCTTTATGCTTAACATCTAATGTCTTTTTATCAATATTGCTATCAATATATAAATTCATCAGCTTTTCAATCTTAGCGTCTATATCCTTAATTTGCTTTTCGTATATGATATGGTCGTCATTTTTTGTTTCATAATCACGTATAATCTTCGTTGAATCTAAATTCATTACCTCATTAATCACTTTATCCTCAACTAATTGTGCAGTGTGATAGACTGAATCACATTCAAGACTAAAGTTACTATCAACATGTTTTTTTCTTCGCTTAATCTCTTTTGAGTAGCAGCAATAATAAGTGTAGTAAATCCCGTCTTTTTTCTTAGATCCCGTCTTACCAATCATATTTTCGCCACAATATCCACACTTTAATAGTTTAGGTAATAGGTAACGTATGATACTCATATCCCTATTAACCGTTCGTGTTTGCCTTAATTTTTGTACAGTATTAAATGTATGCTCGTCAATGATTGGTTCGTGTATGCCTTTATACGTTTCTCCGTTGTAATCTATCATGCCAATATACACTGGGTTTTTGAGTAGCTTACTAATGTTGCTAGGCTCTTTAATAACACCTGGCATTTCTTTACTCAACTTTTTATATATATTGAAGTAGCCTTCGCCTTCTACATACAACTGAAACATACGTCTAACAAACAATGCTTCATATTCGTTAATGACAAGTTTACCGTCTTTATAATCATATCCTGCTACCTTACCAGAGCCACCACCAGCGCCATGCCACAAGCCTTTTTTAAGTCTTTGTTCTCTACCCATTATCATACGTTCTTTGATGTTCTCACGCTCTAATTGAGCAAATACAGATAGCATACCGACCATCGCTCGACCAAATGGGGTAGATGTATCAAATGATTCCGATAAGCTTATAAGTGGCACGTCATTCTTCAAAAACTTTTCTTCGATTAGATACAGTGTATCTTTTTGCGATCTACTCAATCTATCTAACTTGTAAATCAATATGTTAGATATTTTACCCTGTTCAACTTCTTTGATTAATAACTCCAGCGCTGGTCTTTTGGTATTAGAGCCACTATAACCAGCATCAGTAAATACTTTGATATTACCAAACCCTTTAGCTTTAGCATAGGCTCGTAACTTCTCCTCTTGACCTGTAATGCTATATCCAGTAGTCGCCTGTTCTTGCGTGGATACTCTTAAATACAATGCAGTTTTCACATTTATTCCTCCTTACAATAAAACCTCACGTAGTGTGAGGTAGTTAGTTAATTATTCTCCCATCATTTCCCTAATTTCTTCTTCTGTTAAATTATCATTAGGAACTTGTCCACCATGTGGGTCAAAGTTTTCATTAGGGTCTAATTCAGGCATACCTGTTTCATCTACCATACCTGTATAACCATATCTGTCGTATTCAGGGTCATAGTGAAATTGACTACTTTCTTCAGTTTGTTGTGGTTGTTGAACAGGTTGTTCGACCGTTTGTTGTTCTTGTGTAACTTCTTCAGTAGGTGCAGCCTCTTGTGTAGTCTGTTGTTCATTAGTTGCTATTTCTTCAGTAGATTGTTCTTCAGATTTAGGTTCAGCTTTCTTAGTTACTTCTTTATCCTTAGATTCTTTCTTATCTTCCTTTTTGACTTCTTTCTTTACTTCTTTCGTTTCCTTAGTATCATCTTTAGATGAACTTTCTTCTTTTTGACCACATGCACCTAATACTAATAAACTTGCGAATAATAATACCAATAACTTTTTCATTCCACATTCTCCTTTATTTTATATTTATATTAAGCACCACCGAAGCGATGCTATTTCCCTTGTTGTGATTTCAAAAATTTCACATATTCTAATACTTTTTGCATTTCATCTTCGTCTAGGTCACTTACTTCGCCATCAAGATGTGCTGCGATCGTAGTTGGTTGATATTCCTCTTCAAAACCTAACAAATATTCAGGAGTAACCTTTAGAACCCTTGCGAAGTCATCCGCTTTATTTAAAGGAAACTCACGACTTTCATTCAAATATCTTGAAATAGTAGACTTTGCCATACCTGTTCTTCTTGCTAATTCACTAAGAGATAGGTTTCTATCATTCATAAGGCTTTTGATAATAGCTACAATTTCTTTGTTTTCTCTCATAAAAGGTTATCCTTTCTAATTTTCGTTTCCTAATAGGAACAATTTAAGTATATCAAACGTTCCCAAAAAGCACAAGAAAAATAAAAAAATAAAATTTTTGTTTATATAGGAAGAAACGTGGTATTTATAATGTATTTCAAAAAAATCGGGAACAAAGTGTTGACATAAGGGAACATACTTGCGATAATAAAGTTGTTCCTAAACGGAAACGACAACAGAAACGAGGTGACACCTGTGAAGTTAGATTTAGAATTACTCAAACAAGCAAGATTAGACAAAGGTTATACGCAAGATGATATGACAAAGCTATTAGAATGGAAGTCGAGATCAATGTACGCTAAAAGAGAAAATGGTCAAGTTTCTATGGGAGCAGACGAACTAATAGCAATCGCAAGAATACTTGGATATAAAAAGAGTGAAGTCGGAATATTTTTTAAGTAAAACGTTCCCAAAATGGAACGATAGGAGGGAAAATATTTGAAATCTTTAGAAGATATTAATGATGTAGCTATTCTGGAAAATGGTTTGTTCGAAGTTCATAGGGACGGAAAAATTTATAGGAATACAAAAAAAGGCAAGGTCTTATGTTCTCAAAATAAAACAGCTAGAAACAAACAATATTTAACAGTAAGTGCAACCATTAATAAAAAACAAAAACATTTTTATGTACACAGATTATTAGCACAAGCATTTATTCCTAACCCTTTAAACAAACCTCAAGTGAATCATATAGACGGTAATCCTTCGAATAACGATTTAAATAATCTTGAATGGGTTACAGCGAGAGAAAATATACTACACGCTTACGAAACAGGACTAATGAAAACGTTAAGTGAATATGGGGTTAAATGCAAAATGTGTGATGAATTAACAGCATCAAAGAACCGATTCTGTACTGAATGTAAAAAAACATTACAAAGAGAACTAACAGAAAGTTCAAGAAGAATCAATATATCAACAATGTATTTAAATTTAAAACCTGAACATCTTACTAAAAAACAAAGAGAAATATACGAACTAAGAAAGTCATTCCTAACTGTAAAAGAGATATCAAACTTATTAGGCATATCAAGACAAGCGGTTGATCTTTCTATTAAAAAAGGAATAAACAGAGATCTTCGTATGAAAAATAAAGTTTTTAAAAGTAAATCTAAACCTTCATATGAATATGCAAAAGAAAACAAGTTATGGAATTTAAGAGAAACTAACGGAATTAATCATGAAGAAATGGCTGATTTACTAAATATAAATAAAGTCACTTACTTAAAGAAAGAGAAAGATTTTTCTTTATTCAAACTTTCTGAAGTGTATGAAATTTGTGAGTTTTTTGATTGTGATTTAAATGAAATATTTGGCAAGGAGTGATTACCATGAAAGATTACAAAGTCGAATGTTTTCGTAAAGACGGCACACCGTTTGAAACAAAAGGGTTTGTCGTAACGGATAAAGAAATAATCGAGCAAGTGTTACTAATCTGGAATACAAGGAGGGATAAGAAATGAAATACGTCACATTAACAATGTTCTTAATACTAGAATTCTTCATAATAGCAGCATTTAGCGTAACGCCATTTGAACACAGTTTCCTATTCTGGCTACTAACAGTTCTGTTATTCGAAGCATGGGATCAAGTAAAGGAAATGGAGGAAGAGTAGATGAATAAAAAAAATATATATCAAGAAATTCAACAAAAAGCATTTGAATTAGGAAATGAAAACACTGTAATTACTTATGAAAACAAAGGTAATAACCAACACGAAATCGTTATCAAATACGAAGAAGTAATTGAATACGATGTTAAAGATTATGTTATTAAAGAACAATAAAACTCCAACTGTTAGCAGACAGAAGGAGTAAATGAAATTAGAAATATTATGTAAATCAACAATACAACTAAATATAGGAGGACGTCAAGTATGGATAAAACAAGACTAGTAAATTTAGCGTCTGATTTAATTATTAAGCAAATATATTCAGGTTTGGAATGTAGCGTATCAAATTGGTTATTCGATGATGGAACGTATTCAGTACAACTCACACACTTTGATGATAGATATCCGAATGGAAATAGAACGCTAAGAATATATCAATGGCAAAGTGATGAACAAATATTATCGACATTCGAACAAATGAAAGATGTCATAGCTGGTGAAAGGTTGATTACGAATGAGTGAAACACGTAAAGAAACCATCACATATCTAATCAAAGATAAAGACAAATATTTATGGGTGACGAACAAACCAACAAGCAACGTACCAACTATCAAGTATTCGACATATAAAGGCGATGCACGAGCATTTACAGGCTTAGAGGACTTATCTATCGACTTAACAAATCATAGCGTTATAAAGCACGTACACGTTGATATAGACATAGAGGAGGAAATAGAAATTGAGTGAGAAATTAAACTTATTTCAAAAAATAGCTGATGTGAAAGCTAACATTGACGGGTTCACTAAAGATACCAAAGGTTACAACTACTCATACGTTAGTGGATCGCAAGTATTACACAGTATTAGAAATAAAATGGAAGAACACAATCTATTGTTTGTACCTCACATAAAAAATGCGAGTTATCAAGAAATAGAAGTAATGGTCAAAGGACAAAAGAAACCGAACATCTTAGTATCACTAGATTTAATTTATACGTGGATAGATGCAGATAACCCGACTGACAGATTCGAAATACCGTTCTATGCAATCGGTCATCAAGATGACGCCAGCAAAGCACTAGGTACAGCACTAACTTATTCAGAAAGATATTTATTGATGAAACAGTTCAATATTCCAACTGATGAAGATGACGCAGACGCAAAACAAAAACGTGAAACATACGCACCTAAAGCTAGACCTGAACAAATTAAAGACTTGCAAGACAAAGTTAAGCAAGCAGTAGAAATCGGTGGCGATGATGCAACTGAACAGAAAGTTATGCAATGGTTAAAAATTAGCGATTACGACACAGTAACGGAGGCACAAATTAACCCAATGATTAAGCGATTGAATGACTTAATCAGTAGTAAACGAGGTGAGAAATAATGAGTAAAGAAACGCCAAATTATTATGCGATATTGACAGCTGAAATTAGATATGACAACAGGTTAAGTAGTTTAGAAAAATTACTATGTGCAGAAATTACAGCTTTATCTAGTAAATACGGATATTGCTTTGCGACTAACAATTACTTCGCCGATCTATATGGAATTTCTAAAGAGACAGTATCACGAAGATTGAATCACATAAAAGAACTAGGTTATTTAGAAATTCAAATTTTATACACTGGAAAGCAAATAACAGGAAGAAAAATGAAATTGAAACAACTTCCTTTTATACCTAATGACGAAAAAGTGGGTACCCCTAACGACGAAAAAGAGTATACCCCTCATGACGAAAAGGGCAAAGGTAATAATACAAGAGTTAATAATATAAAGAGTAATAGAGACGACGTACAAAATTCAATTGATTATATAAATCATAATTTAGAAATGATAACAAGTCCTATGAAAATTCAAGAAATAGAATATCTAATTAATGATATTAAAAATCAAAAGTTAGAAATTGTGAAAGTAGCCACAAACTATTGTAAAGAAAATAGAAAAGGTGTCAATTATCTAATCAAAGTATTAACGAATTGGATCAATGAAAATATCGATACTAAAGAAAAGGCTGAAGATAAAATTAAGCCTAAAACTAAAAAAGCTAAATCAGATAACTTTGGAGATTTAAGACAAAAAATTCTAGGTGGTGCAAGCGATGACTGAAAGTGAAGCGTTCGATTTGATAGAAATAGTAGGTAATGCCTATCACATGGAATTTACAGAAAAGAAAGCAAGGATATGGATATCGTTGCTAATCGATGGAAACTTCGAAAAGAGCAGGACTAAACTACTTAAATTAATAAATGAAAGTCCATACCAACCTAAAATTGCAGATTTCAAAGTTAGTGATAAACCAAATAATTTAGTTCAAGAAGAAAATGAGATAGCCGAAGAAATTAAGAAGGCAAATGCAGAGTTAAGTGATCCAGCCAAAAGAGAACAAAGGCAGAGATTAATTAAGAAGATGAACGAAAAAATGAAGCAATTGAAAGAGAGTGAGCAATATGAAACGTAATAGTGAAGATTTAGTAATTGCTACTCTTTTGCAGTACCCAGAGTTATTTGAAAATCTCATGTTGAGTGTTGATATGTTCGAAGTACCAGACTATCAAAAAGCTATTCAGTTTTTTATAGAAGAAGGTAAAGCTGATAAACACGCATTATACGCTAAAGCTAAATCACATAAAGATAACTTCATAACGTCACAAGAAGTCAGAGAATTACTTAATGAAGATTTAGTGAGTAAGTATTTCTTTAATCAATACCAACAAGAAGTGTTAGACGCATACAAGAGTAGAGAATTATTCAAAGCAATGGACGTATACAAAACTGAACCAACTAGAGAAAATCATAAATTCTTACAAGATACAGTCAATGAATTAGAAAAAATCAGTGTTAAACAGCCAGATACTAAAAAAGAAATACTAACTGATATATACGAATCAATTATGACTGGAGAAGAAACGTCAATAATTAAAACAGGCTTTAAATCACTAGATGAAACAATAGGTGGTTTTAAACCTAAACAGCTAAATATCATAGGGGCGAGGCCTTCAATGGGCAAAACTGCTTTTGCAATAAACCTAGCTGAAAACCTAACTAAACAAAATTGTGAAGTGACATTTGTATCGTGTGAAACTGGTGAACGCAACATAACTGAAAGATTACTAGCATCAATGGCTGGTGTAAATTTATCGAAATTCACATTTGTTAAAGCATTAACGAACGAAGATATAGATAAGATCATCACACAAATTGATAGATACAGTGAAATGGATCTAAAAGTAATAGACCAAGCAAAAGTTAAGCCATCAACTATAAGACGAATGATGGCTAATAAAACAGATAAACAAAAAGTTATCATCATTGACTATATTCAATTGATGGCGTCAGACGAAAAGACAAATGATAGACGATTAGAAATCGAAAGCATTTCAAGAGACTTAAAGATATTAGCCAAAGAAACTAACGCAGTAATCATTATATTAGCGCAAGTTAAACGTGAAGTTGAACAAAGGCAAGATAAGAGGCCAATGATGAGTGATTTAAAAGAGGCTGGTGGTTTAGAACAAGATGCGGATATTATTTCGTTTTTATATAGAGACGATTATTACAACCCTCCAGAAGTTCCAAATACATTTGGCAAGTCAGAAGTTGAATGTATCATCGCAAAGAATAAAGACGGTGCTACTGGAACAGCTAAATTTGACTTCTACAAGAAGATTCAAAGGTTTATGGATGTTTAATATATCAAACGCATTACAACTCGCTAGAAAGCTATATAAAGACGAGAGAAACCCACTTGTGAAAGGTTACTATCTAAAGTTTGGCGTAACGATGAAAGAAATGCTCGAAAGACAAGAAATTAATGAACTTGATAACTATGACGAAGTAAAAGAAAAAATATATGACGAAATGGAGAAATGAAAATGATTAACAGAGTGGTATTAGTAGGAAGATTAACGAAAGATCCAGAATATAAAGTAACACCAGCAGGAGTTCAAGTAGCAAACTTCACACTAGCAGTAAACAGAACATTTAAAAATGCAAAAGGTGAACAAGAAGCAGACTTCCTCAATTGTGTTGTATTCAGAAAGCCAGCAGAAAATGTCAATAATTACTTGAAAAAAGGCAGCTTAGCTGGAGTAGAAGGTCGACTTCAATCAAGAAGTTATGAAAACAACGAAGGCAAACGTGTATATGTAACAGAAGTTGTATGTGACAGTGTTCAATTTTTAGAGCCTAAAGGTAGCAATCAAGGACAACCTAAACAACAAGCTAATGATCCATTCGCTAATGCTGGCGTAGATGTAGATGATTCCACGTTACCTTTCTAAATGAGGTGAGTATATGTCAAAAGTGACAAGATACAAACAAAGTAACGGTCGTTATTCAGTAGTGGTAGAAAATGTTGATCTAACAGATGACGCTCTACTGCTACTCGATAACGGTTACCCGTTAGACGTAAATGTAGAGATACAAGACGGAAAAAGAATAACGGTTAAGCAGCGTAAAAAGATATTTGCGCTTGTAAACGATATAGAGGCTCATACTGGGCAACCTAGACAATACATGAGGGAAATGTTTATAGATTTTATAACATTCCTAAATGGGTACTCTAAACGCTTCTCATTGAGTGACTGCACACGTAAGCAAGCAGGTGAGTTAATTGATGTCATTTTGGAATGGGTGTTCATTAATGACATACCTCTCAATTACAAAACGAGCGACTTGATGAAAAATGACCAAACGTTCTTATATCTAGCTACGGTGCATAGAAAATGTGTAATTTGTGGAAAATATGGAGAATTGGCACATTATCATGCAGTCGGTAGAGGACGAAACAGACGAAAGATAGATCATACAGATAACAAAGTATTGGCATTATGCCGTGAACATCATCAGATGCAGCACAACATGGGCATGGATAGTTTCAATGCTAAATATCACTTAACGGATAGCTGGGTGCAAGTAGACGGAAGACTAAACAAAATGTTGAAGGGTGAGAAAACTGACTGAACATATTATTCAACTTAATTTCACAGATGAAAAAGGGTTCGATGCACCAATGGCATCACCTAGACCTAGATTCAGAAACGCTGGCAAGTTTGTACAAACATATATGCCAACTAATTATATAAAGCACAAAGAGTATTTAAGAAAGCAAATGACTGCATTAGGTATAGAAGGACCAATCAAGGTAAGTATCGAGTTCTACTTCCCAATGTTGAAGTCGTGGAGTAAGAAAAAGAAAATGGCGAGTGTGCTGACATATAAAGCAACTAAACCAGATATAGATAATTTACTTAAAACAGTAATGGATGCAGCGAATGACCATGTATGGAAAGACGATAACCAAATTGTAGAAGTGCATAGCTTTAAGAAGTACGCAGAGACATCACGAATAGTCATGATAATAACTGAACTAGAGGAGTGATCGAAATGAAATTAATCGTTAAAGCAACATACACGACATACGCACGCATCGAAGTTGATGCAAAAGACGTGGATGAGGCAAACATGGAGTTAGACAAGAGAGCTAAACATTGTCCGAACGACTTTATGGACGCATGGAAATCAGAGTTAGACGATTACGAACTATATGAAATTGTGGAGGGATATAAATATGTACGGTAGAAAAGCACATCATGCACCAGTGATTTACTGGCATGAAAGTAAGCCAAAGAAGAAAGTTAATTACAAGAAAGCAGAAACTAAACCAGTACCGAGGAGTAAATACTACAACAACTTATTTTATTCGTATTTTAAGGGGTGGGCGTAATGGATAAACAACTTAGGAATACAGGGACTATTAATACAGTATTTGAGTTATATGTGAAGTTGAAGATGAAAGAACGAACAAAAGAGGAAGAAGAAATATTTAACATAATCAGATCAAAACATGAAGAACAATTCGAAAATAGCACAGTTTACTTCTACAAAATGAATGAAAAAAGAGCGAAAGTCAGATTTGCAACATTCAGTAGCAGATGTTTTAACGGTTGGGATAAGGAAAAGGCTTTGACCACTAAACCGAAGCAGAAAGACAAAATTATTAAGCGTAAAAATTTCGAACAAATAAAGAAAGAAAAGTTGGAACTAGAACAATTTGAACAAGACATTATCAGATTCCTAGAAAATGGATTAGTGCTAAACCGTAGACAACTGAAATATATCGAAAATAATCCAGCGTTTGCAGAAAAATTAAAGAATAGAAAGGTTGAGTGCTAATGGAATTCAAAGAAGGCGATAGAGTGCATGTCAAAAGGTTGGATCATAATGACGTTGATTTTTACGGGACGTTAGTAGATGCAGGTGTAGGTATTTGGGAATTAGCTAATTGTAGCGATAGTGAATATGAAAATGATCAATTATTTAAAGGTGACGAAACCGGCTTCGGTGTAAACCGAAATGACTACTACACCCTAGCAACAGACGAAGAAGACACAGAGGAACCAGTTATTTAGCGTATAACAGACACACACGATCCAGTGAACAAACCATCACATTATATGCTAGGAGACATTGAAGTGAAGGATATTATCGCAATTGTGGCTGATAAATATCATAAAGGTTCAGTAGCACATAACGTGGCTAGTGCATTGGAGTATCAAATGAGAGCGCCAGGTAAGAATGGACTAGAAGATATTAAGAAAGCACGTAAATGCTTAGACTTCGCTATTGAGAATTGGGAGTGAGTGGATGGGACTACTCGATAAATATGATCTATACAATTTAGAAGGTAAAAAGATGTTTACAGTGGTGCCTGGTAAAGAGAACAACACTTTACTAGGTATGCCGCATACACCTTTTGTAAGACAAGAACATAAGCTAACTGATAGTGAGTTAAGACAGTTTAAAGCAGCACATGATTTGAAGTTAGAGCAAGAGTTAGGGATGCAGTTAAGTATATTTGATATTTAAGGAGGACTAAAACATGCCAACAATAAAAACAAAGAAAGAAATGAATTTACCAGAGTTGATTGAGTGGGGTTGGAAGAATGAAATTAAGAAAAGAAGTTTTATAAGTAATGATGATAAAGTTACAGCAAATTTTGAAGATATGGGACGTTTTATCGACGACAACTTTATTAGCAGTGATGTTACTTTCACAGTAGAGATTGAAGAAGAAATCACAGAGGATACAAAAATATCTGAACTAGCACAATATTCAGTATTTGGTTTTAGAACAACTAGAAATAATGTTTCTATAAATCATGTAAAAGATGAAAATTCTTTAGCCTTCTACATCATGAACGATGACCTAACAATGACACTTATCTGGACTAAAGAGAAAGGACTGGTGGAGTAGATGCCAACAATAAAATACACGAGAGAAGATATAACTAAGTTAGAGAATGAACTTGATCAGTTCCAACTAGAAAGGGACTCACTTATCAAAGATGTGGAGAAGTTGAGGGAAGAACTTAGAATGCATATTCAGTGTAATGATGAGTTAGGTCGAGTTAATAAATTAAAAGACAAAACTATAAGTGAACTACGAGTAATTAGCAACAATTACACCAACCTAACAGAACACATCAAAGACAAAGCGAAAAATAATCCAAGTGAACATAGATATTTCAGATTAGTACATTTCATTGATGATTTGGAGCGTGATTAACATGGCGAAAGTGAATTATGAAAAAGCATGGAAAACTTTAAAAGAAAAGAGAATCCAAGAATATATCAAATTACATCGTACAGTGAACCAAATAATAGGACCTAATAAAAGTCAGCACCATCTATTTCAAGTAGCTAATGCGATGGTAGGTAAAAAAGACTTAGCACATATATTGAATGAAATGGATAAACTAGACGGCACACATGAATTTAGTAATTTACTACATGACATGAATAGGAGTGAGTGACTATGCCAATATACATTATCTTATACTCCACACATTCTGTAGCTGACTGTTTTGAAAGTTATCCAGATGATAACTATTTTGATGATAAGGATAAGGCAATCAAGTATATAGAAAGCAAAGGATATAAACATTTATGTGACGATGAATATAAGGGTGCATATGATGAACATGCTGAAATAATAAAACTTATAAATTTGGAGGATAAATAAATGAACAACCTAAACATCAAATTACTATCAGACAACGCAACAACACCAACTAGAGCATATGGTGTGAGTGCAGGACTTGATATATACGCATCAGAAACAGTAGTGATTGAACCACAAGAAAAGATGTTGCTTGCTACAGA